CAAGCCCAGCCGCCGCTACACCAAATGGAGTGAACGATGACGCTGCGCTTGCAATGCCTGGCACTGCTGACGCTACTCTTGAAATATTAGGAACAAGCCGAGTGCCAGCAGGTAGCACATCACTAACAGCCATTTACGTCACTCCAAACTGCACGGCAAAATGGTCACACGCGAGATGCGTGGCCTGTGCGCCAACGTGTTCACACAACCGGCGCGACTCGTCGTTGGTCGCCATCATCCAGACATCCTGTGCGCCCAGCATGTCTGCCGTGTGCCGCATCGCGTCACGGAGCGCCCGCGCCACAGACGCTCGACCACGGTCTGCCTCGCGAATCCACGCGCCGTCCATGTGCCACACACGCAAAAACGACGTGCAGCCCACAATGACGCCGTTAGACTCGACCACCACCACCACATCGTCCGTGGGATGCAGCGACGGCCAGACCGACTCCAGCAGCGTCCCTGCCAGCTTGGGCCACTCGTCAGGCGGCAACCGGCGTGTCGTTAAAGCAGTTGCTCGCACACCACGTCCAATCGATACTGCATCGTCGTCGCCCCAACACTGGCATACGTCGTCGCATACGTGATGGTCGTCGCGTTGCTGACACTGATGATGGCCGACAGCGAGGTCGTCGTCGCCAACGTGTTGCCGGTCATCGCCGCACTACTCAGGGTGCAGGCCACGCCCGATGTCCACCCGAACGTCACAATCAGCGACGAACTGGTCGTTGCCGCTTGCGTCACCTGCGTCGTCATCGACAGCCGGTAGACACCCGGCAACACCACCAGAATGGGCATGGCCGTTGTCGTGATGGACGCCGCCTGCGTCGTTAGGCTGACTGAGGACACGGTCTGCGGACCCGCGTTCATGCGGTCAATCAGCGAGAGCAACCAGTACCGCATCGCTTGCGTCACATGCCCGGTAATGCTCTTGTTCACAACCGGCGTCTCGACAATGACACCAGGCACGGGCGCAAGGGACAGCATTACGACTGCCCTTGAAAGTTGCGACCATCAATGAGTGCGCCCACGATGCGCCACGCAATCGGGTCGGTAACCACAATTTCCGGCACCCACATCTGCGTCGAACTTGCCAGTCGCGTCCAATAGACCTTGACGCCGTAGTCACCTTGCACACCCGCCGACGTGGACTGGCTGTTGCTCCAGTTTTTCAAATCGACGCTGGTTCGCAATAGCACCTGTGGGTCAACGCCTTGCCCAGACACCGTGCCAAGGCCGGGTTCCATCAGTAATTGGAACCGCGACACAAACATGCGACTCGACTGCGGACTGAGCCACAACGGCGGAGGAATACGCATCCGTCGAATCAGGTCGCCATTGCACTCGCTCGTAAACGACGTGTCCATCTCGCACAACAAACCCGTCTCGCGGTTACCGACCAGATGCTTGCCAAAGGCGTAGCAATGATTGCGCGGCCCCCAGAAGCCATAACTGCCCGTGGCCGTATCCCACACGCCCCGCTCATGCCAGAGTCGCGTGGTGAGGTCGTAGACCCACGTCGCGTTGGCCGCAGGAAACGTCAAGCAATAGAACGTGTGCCCTTGGTCGCTGTACGTCACCGCTTCGGCGTCCGTAATGCCGACCGTCCGCGCATAGCCTGCAATTGCCGTCTCGACGGCATAGGTGCTGACACGCTCGGGAGCCAGACCGCTGGCTCCCACCACTTGCCCTGCGCCATTGGCGTTCTGTGACAACCACATCATGCTGCTGCCCACCAGCTTGACACTGGCTGGCGCACACGTCCCATAGCCAAAGACGCTACCCGGCACTGGCTGAAACGGGAACGGCGACGTGCCCGCGTCATACCAGACTTCGCCGGTCTGCTCGCCAATGAGCCAAATCTGCCGGTTGCTATCGACCGTCATCGACACCCACGGGTCCGGCGCAATGCTGCGTTGGGCAAACTGGGTCAAGTCCCACGTCGTGCCGTCGTTCAGTTCGCTGATGTAATACGTCGAAGTGGCCGCATCAAACGCCAAGAAGTAGCCGTCAATCATGCCCACGCTGGTGGTGATGCCTGCCAGATTCGCCACCGCCGAGAGCGTGTTGGTCGCGATGTTCAACAGATACCCGTTGCCACCAGACGCAATGAGCAGTTCTCCGCCTGCCGCGCCGTTGCTGGCAATGCTCGCCATGTCCGGGTCATTCGCGACCGTGCCGCCCGTGACAATCGAGGCGCTGTTGGTGTCCAGCACTTTGTAAACGTGCGACCCCATGACGGCGTAGCACCGTCCCGCCATCGCAAACAAGGCGCGGCAGTTGATGTCACTGACCGTGACGTAGTCCTCTTGACCCGGACACGGATACAGCGCAGCGGAATACGGAGACGCCGCCGCCTGAATCGGTTCGGGATACCAATTCATCGTCCGTTCGAGGTCCGCCCACGGACTCTGCGACTCGTTCGACCCGTACACAAACCCCGGATACTGGCCCATATTACGTGTCCGAGTAGATGTTGTAGTGTGGTCCTGCGCCCCCAAACAACAGACCCGCCACGCCGCTTGACAGGTCACTCAAGCGTTGGTTGGCGCGTTTGATGTCGGCCTTGCTCTCCATCGCGGCTTGCTGCAAATCCGGCGTCAGCAGGGCGTCAAACGCTGCCGCAATCTCTTTTGCCAGATTCGTCCGCAGGAAACGGCGGTACCCCGGCGGCAAACTGATGGTGTCCGTAATCGCCGTAAACTCCGACACCGGGACAGGCGTATAGATGACGCCCTGCAACGTCGTACTAGTTGGCAACGGCCACAGGTAGATCAACCCGAGTCCCGCGTTGAACACGGCGTTGTAATACGCCGCTTGCGGATACACCGAGGTCAACCCCTTCTGGGCGATACCCGCCCATGCGTCTTCGGTGAGCGCGGTGCCCAGGTTGTATTCGATGGTCGGACTGACGCTGGTGTCTTGGAACGCAATGTTTGTGATACCCATCGGTCCGGTTGGACGCGCGCAGGCAATGGTGCCGCCGGGACCAATCGTGTAGTTGGTGGCCCCGGTAATCGTCCAGACCGTTCGCGCTTGGCCGTAGATGGTCAGCCCTTCGGTCGCCATGCTATTGATCCAGTCGTTCAGACGCGCCAACGCATACGCCGCATCATTCGCGGACGCCGTCTCCCCGACTTGCAGAATACGCAAATCCTGCATTGACGCCGTGATCAGTTCGCTGACGGTCATAGACAGTTACACCTGATAGAGCGCGTTCATCAACGTCGCGGTCGTAGCCGTGCTGTTCACGCGAATGCACTTCAGCGGCAGAATGTCGCCAGCCAACACCGTAAATGGTGCGGTGGACCCATCCTCAAACACCGGAACCACCACCCCCGCCCCGCCCACGAAAATAGCGGCCGCAGGGATAGGCTTGGTTAACGAGTTTGCCGCATACGTGCTGCCGTCAAAATTGACCGTGTTGCTTGCGGTCACTACCACAGCGCGGTTGTAGGTATTGCTCAGTTGCGCCATTTAGACGACCTTTCGCGGACGACCGGCCTTGCGCTTCACCGGGACCGCCGGCACCTGTTCATGCGTGGCGTTGTCTGCCTGTGTGGCTTCGGCACGGGCCAGTTCGCCCATGCCCTGATCGGCATAGTGCCGCCGTGCCGTCACTTCGGCAATATTTAGCATCTCGCGCTCGTACTGTGCCATCGCCAGGTCTGGACCCAGCGCCCAGCCAGCTTTGACGGCATTGTCGCGCTCGTACTCGTTCTGGACAATCAACTGACAGGACCGCGAAAACGCTTCGCCCACCGGGTCGCCCACTGCCGCCAACGGGTCGCCACACATGACCTTGCCGTTGTCACGGGCAAACGCCTTGTAGAGCATGGTCGGGAACGGTTCAAAGCCGTTGGCGTTCTTGCCGCCGTGTTGCTTCTGGGTGTTCCACTGATGCATTTCGCGAGAGATTTCGCTGTCTGGGTTGAGAATAACTGCCATATGCCCTCAAAAGGAAAGAAGGGAGCCGCAGACTGCGGCCCCCCTCGCGGAGTGTTACGCCCAGGTGGGCGAACCAGCCAATGCCGTGGCACTGGTCGGACCGACGCTAACCCAGAAGCCGTTGCAGGCCACCAGCAGCGACGACATCAACAGCGAAGCCGAGAACGTGCCCACGTCAAAGGTCGCCCCGCCGTTGCCCAGACCAGCCGTGTAGGTGACGGTATGCGCGGCCTTGCCGTTCGCCACAATGTGCAGATAGGAACCATCCTGGTCCAAGGTCGGATTGGCAATCGTCATCGCCAGCGCCGACGTGCCGTTGATAATGGCCACCGTCCACTGCGACAGACCAAACGCAATCGCGCCAGCCGCGCTATACGAGGTGGTCGTGACCGACATCTGACCGGCATACAGCACCGATTCGTTGAGCGACGCGGGAGCCGCTGCCAGATCCGACGACAGCGCCGTCATGACGCTCGCGCCACTCTGGTGCGCCGCCGTAACGGAACCCTCCTGTCCACGAAGGACGCCCACGGTCGTGCCGCTGACGTACGCCTGATTGATCTTCAGGTACTCGCCGTCAATCTTGATGATGCGGTTTGCTGCCAGCGACGTGGACGACGCCACCACGATGACGTTGTCCGTAATGGAAACCGCCGCCGCCAGTGTCGTGTTTACCAAAGCCATAACTTAACCCCACACCCGCGCTGCGAGGCGCGCCTGAATCGTTGCCGCACCAATGAGAATGTCGAGACGGCTCGGGTTCTGGTCCGTGCCAATCTGGTACTGCTCGACCATGCGGATCGAGAAGCCAAGCGCCTTGCTCCGCACCGTGGTCGATTCTGCGCCCGCACCGGGCTTCATCAGGTCGGCCATGACGAACGCAAAAGCGTCCGGGTGATACACAAACGACTGGGGCGACACGGTGGTCGCCAGCGTCCCGCCAGCGGGCGACGTGGCTCCCAGCACGGTAATGACCGCGTTGTCCACCGGTGACGCATCCACCGTCTGCAACTGACCCGAAGTCACAATCGACGGGCTGATCGGCAGGGTCGCCATATTGACACCCGACGACGTCGTATCCGCCGTGACCACAAACTGCTGGAGACGACCGGTGGACGAGTAGGACAGCGGGTTGACCGAGTTGACGCCCGCAATCGTGAAGATGTCACCCTTCTTGAGCGTGGCCGCGCTTGACGCCCAGCCATCCGTGATCAGGACACTGCCGGTCTGGCTTGCGCCATTCACCAGCGGTGTCGAGGCGGTGAACGTGCCAGTGGTGTGCGTCGGACGCACCGGGTCTTGCAGCCACTTATCCACGCCAAGCTGACGACGCCCAAACATGCCTTCTTCGTAGTTCTCCGAGATGATGGCCGTGGGGTTGAACAGGCTGCTGGTGGTGTTGGCCAGCGTGGACATGGCGAGCGGGTCCAGCACGGCCACACGGCCCTTCAGCGGGGTCGAAAGGTCAGTCAGCTTCACGCCTGCCTGAAGGTAGGTCAAGGTCGCGCTCGGCGTGGTGCCGGGAGTGCCCACGGCGCTGTAGATGTCGCGATACACCGCGTTGAACGCCAGCACTTCAGCCGCGTTCGCCAGCGCTTCGGCCCCCGGCTCGACATACCGTGCGCGGATGTTGTCGAGTTCGGTCGTGGCCTGCTGACTGGAATAGCCAAACGCCAAGTTCTTCTGGTTGGTCAGCGAAATCGGCACCGTCTGGTCGTACAGGTTCTGAAGCTGGAGAGCCTGTCCATCAGTCACCGTAAAACGCTGGGGCAGACGCGCATTGACGGTATTGCCGACTTTCGCGCCAGCAATTTCGTACTGCGAGTCGTACGTGCGGTTGACGTTCGCGAGGAACACCAGCTTGTTGATGAAACCTCGGGCGACTTCCTTAGTCGTCCACGAGGGGGTTGCAAGCGTATTAGCCATGAAGGGTAATCCTGTGCTACAGACGACCCGCTTGCCGATCCACGGCGTTCATGCGACGGAAATGTTCGTCCATCGACAAGTCGTCGGTGATTTCAAACGGGTCAGATACGGGGGGCGAAGTACCCAGCGGCTTGATGGGCGCTTTCGCAGAACTGACGACACGAGCTGGGCCGCGAGGAGAAGAAGCAGCTTCGAGTCGGCCTTCAAGTTTCCCCATTTCCCGGTAGGTTTCTGCCGGGTGCAGCGTGGAGAGTCGCTGAGATTCGTCGGGATGCGCCGAGAGCCATTGCAGCAACTCAATGCCCAACGGCGAGTCCTTGACCAGATGTTGCATGGGCAAGCTCATCGGCGTGTCGGGGTTGAGTTCCGCATCCAAGTTCGGGTTCTTGTCACGCGCCGCCGTCAACCGGTCGGTCCATGCAGTATCCAGACCGGTCTGATACCGCTGGACGCGGGACTGCTCGTCGCGTTCCTGTCGCTGCGTCTGGCGTTCTTCGTCGCGGACATCCGAGACAAAGGTCGCCATCGCCATCGAGTAATCTTCGTAGGCGTCAAACTGGTCCACGGTCGGCACACCGGGCATGGCCTTAAACCGTGCCCATTCGCTGCCAGGGGCAGGCGCAGGCTCCGGTTCTGGCTCCGGCTGACGCGACAGTTCCGCAATGCGAGCCTCTGCGGCTTCGGCGCGGCGTTCCGCAGCGCGTTGCTTGCCGACAGCCGACGACACCGCTTCAGTTGCGCTTTCGCGACGGTTCTGGCGTTTCTCAACAGGCGCAGCCGGTTCGGCAGGCGCAGTCTCAGCAACGGGCGCGTCGTCCGTGTCAAAGGCCGCACTAATCTGCTCGGCAGTCTCATGGTTGCTGTCGATGGTGATATCGCCGTCCGTCACCTGTCCTGCGTCTGTCGTCATAAACCTCTACGTAGGGTAACTGCCCAATAGTTGGAACGTGCCAGCATTGTATGTCAAATAGGTAATTATTTCTTGTTCCGCGCTTGAATGGCCTTGGATTTGGCCCGTGCATCCTCTTTGCTCGATGCGCCCCAAGCTTGCAGCGACAGCGCCAACCGCGTCGGGTCACCGTCCGGTTCCGTCATGGGTCCCAACATGTTGCCCATCCGGGCCAGAAAACTGGACCGGCGTGGATTATCGCCAGATTTGACCGGTGCGCGAAGCGTCCCGCCCGTTTCGGCGTGATACGACGCTCTCCCCTTGGCATTCAGACCGCCTTCGGGGTTCTTGCCTTCCTTGCGCGTCCACGCGGCACTCATGGCGTCTCGCTTTCTGGAACGGTGCTTTTTTTTGGCACAGGGTTATGCCCCAGCCACGCTCGCGCACAACAATTACACACAGACAACGCGCCGTCCTGCTCCGTGTCCGCAGAATCGCAATACGGGCAGACTGTTTTGCCTTTTTGGGGCATGGTTATTTGTTGCCCCATCGCAACGTCCGTCGGCTTTCAACGTACGCGCCGCGTTCGTTGTCGTATCCGGCGTCTACGTCCACGCGGCCAATGCGTTGCGTAGCCCGAATAAACCGACCCGAGCCGTCGCGGCCAAATTGCACGGACCCCTTGCCCGCAGGCACCGTGATATCGCCTTCAACAGGCGCGCCTTTATATTTGCTGATAGATATCCCTATAGGCCCGGCGTTGCCGGACATAGACGCGCCCTGTCCATCCACGCGTATGCGCGGCCTCGGCTCGTCTTTTTCGGGCACGGGTTCGCCTCGCTCATTGCGCACCCGCATCAACAAATCTCGCATCGTCGGCATTACCTATCCTCCGGCGTGTCGTCTTTGCCGCCCGGGGCCATGTCTTCGCCCATCTCATGCGCCATCTCGCGGTCCGAGGCTTGCTGGTCTTGGATGTGCGTCTGTGCCGACTGTTCCTGCGCGTGATTAGCTTGCAGCGCGGCCATTTCCTGCTGGTGCCGCTGCGTCAACGTCAGTTCTTCACGCGACACTTGCGCGTGGAGCATCGCGGTGGCTTCATCGGCGCGAATCTTCATCTCGGTGATGGCGAGTTGCGTCTCGTTCCGCATCCGCTCGATTTCCAGCTTGGCCTGCTGGTCGCTCTGCGCCGTTTGCGCCTGCATCTGGAGTTTCTGTCCGTCCATCTCCAGCAACTTGGTCTTTTCGTCTAGCGCCTTGGTCAACTGCTCAACCATCTGCCCGGCTTGCTGCAACTGTTGCTGCAACTGCTGCGGATCAGGGCCGTTGTCCTTGGCTTGCAGCGGTGGCGGCAGCATCTTCTTGACGCGCTCGGCGGCTTCCAGGTGGCCGGGGAAGTCGCGGAACTTCAGGTAGATGTCGCCCAGAATCGGGAACAAGCTCGGGTTCGCTTGGAACAGATTGCCCATCTCGTCCGCGCCTTCTTCGTTGCGGCTCTTGTACGACTTGCCGATGCTCACCACGACGCCGTAGCGGCCCTTCTTCAGGTCGTAATTCAGCACCTTGCCTTGCGGACGCGGCGGAGGCGCGGACGGCGCTCCGGGCATTCCCATCGGCGGGCCTTGCGGCGGCATCCCCATGCCCATCTGCGGGGCCGCTGGTGGCGGCTGCGGGGCATTGACGGCCATCGGGCGCTTGGTCTGCGGGTTCATCGTGAACGGCTGGTTCAGCATGACCGTCTTGGCGTTGTCTTCGCGGTCCAGAATACGCGCCACGCGACCGGGCCGGTCATAGATGAAGGGAATCAGGTCCAGGACCACCTTGGCTTCGTACGTCAGGCTGATTTCCGCCAGATTGTCGAGGAAATGACTCGACCCAGCCGTGTGCTGGTTCTGGAGCGCCAGCACGGCGCGACCGCTCTTGGCATTCGTGGCCTGCTGCCCCAGTGCTGACTCATACGCGCCCGTGCCTTCATGGATAAACTCCCGCGCTTGCTGCAACAGCAACATGCTCGGACCCAGACGCGACGTATCCACCTGGGTGCGTTGCGGCGGGGGCGCAGGTGTCCCGTTCAGACTGACGTTGCGGTAGCGCAGATACGGGAAGTTGCGAACATTGGCGAGTTGCCACTCTTGCTCGTGGCCTTCTTCCTGCCCTTCCACCATCGTGTACGGCGCTTTGGTTTCAAGGCTTGCCATTTCGACGGCACTGGACGCGCTGTAGTTGAGCAGACGCACGGCGTCCTTGTTCGGCTCAATCATGCCGACCCAACGACGTTCGGCTTCAAACGGGATCAGTTCGCGCCCCACCACCGGGATAATCGGGATGTAGCGCCCGTCCATCGCCTGCTTCGGTTCCAACTCCTCAATGGCGTTGATGGTGGACCAGTACAGAATAGGTTTCTTCTCGACTTTGGTGCGAGCGTCGGCACCCGTTCTGGCGGTTCGACCCTCCGGGATGTCGTCGTCCATCGACTCCGACCCGTCATCAAGCAGCACCTTGCGGCTCGTCTCGTACTCCAGCCGGTAATACTCCGCCACACGCACGGCACGGGCCGCACCTTCACTGCCAGACACCCAATGCTGCGTCGTCGTCCCGATGGTAGACAGTTCTTCCTCGGTGTAACTCGCCATCTGGCTGTTGGGATACCGGCGCTTATAGGTTTCCCACGGCATGTCGTTCGTCAGAAACGCCCACTGCCCATCCGAGTAGTCCGGTTCCTGTGAGAACGGGTCCAGCACCACACTGCCCTGCTGGAGAATGCGTTTAATGAGAATGCGCTGGTCAAAGGCGTCGTCGCTGTCCGGGTCTGGCTCGGTAATAACACGGTAATAGCCACGTCCGGCCTTGACGGCGCGTTCAAACGCCCAGCTTCGCGCCAGTCCCGCTCGGCTTTCCACTTCAATGCGCCGATACAGCCCCTGAATGATTTCAGCGGTGTCATCGCTGGCTTCGTCCGACAGCGGATGCACATTGACACCCAGATGCGCGGCTTTCTCGGCGTTTAACACCAACTGGATCGGATGGTCCAAGCTGGGGATACTGAGCATCGGACGCTGCGGAATGGCGACCCCGCCAATCAGTTGCGGTTTGCGCTGGTCTTTGACATCGGTCGGCCAGCACAGGTCGGGCACCTGAAAGCGCAGCGCATCGACCTCGCGGTGACGCTGGTCCACGTCCGCGTCAGAGCCAATCTTAAACCGGTCGAGTGCCTGCTTCAGGTCGTCGGTATATGCCATGACTTAGTGCGCCATCCAACTAGAGCCTTGTGCCCACGCCCGTGACGGACGATAGGACGGAGTCGGCGGCACCCGCATCTGCGACCGCCCCGAGATAATCAGATACCGCGTGGCGTCCATCAAGTGGTCGCCGCTTTTGACAATCTTGCCCTGCGCGTCTCGATGATACTTGCGGAACTCGCTGCGCCAGTTGCGGAGATGCTCCTGCACCTTCAGCCGCCCAGACACCAGCAGGTTCCACGTCTCGGTAATGCCCGCTTCCACGGCGTTGACTGCCGGGTCCAGCTTTAAGCCCAGCCGTCCGTAAATCTGGATGAGCGTCCGTCCGTCAATCTGGCTGCTGCCTGACGACGCCGGGTCAATGACGCCAGACATCCACTCGCCACGCGCCTTAATGGCTTCGGCGTGACTGGCCGGTTCGCCCTGCCCCTGATAATGCTCGTCGTACAGCACAATCTGCCCAGAGCCGGGGTCTTGTGCGCCCCAAATCACCGCCGTCCGGTTCCAGCCTACGTCCATGGCGTAGACTCGTCGCCATGTCTCGGGAATCTCCGCCGTCGGGACGAGGATGTCCTTCTCGCTGATGGGGTAAATCGCGCCAGAGCCGAGACTCGGTTCGCCTTCGGTCCGTGCCGCAATCTGGTAGGGCGGTGTCGTTGCCATCAAGGCTCGACGCTCGTCCACATCCAGATGCGGCACATCCTTCCATCCCGCTTGGATGAACGTCTTGA